TTGGATTATCGTTCGGCTGCGGCAAATGGTATTACAGATATAGACTTCTTCATGAAAGAAAAAGAACGTATGCCAGAAGCTACGTTTGATATGGAATATGGTTCCAAGTTTGTGGGCGCCAATTCCAACTCGGCTCTTCCGTTTGACCTTACAACTCCATGTCGTAACTTAGATAAGATTGAAATGGAACAGCCTAAGAATTCAAAATCAAAATATGTTATCTGTCTGGATATTGCTACTTCTACTGCTAAAGGATCTGATAACTCAATCCTTTCTGTAGTTAAGTTTGTGGAATGTAAAGACGGTACATACACACGTAAGTTAGTCAATATGCGTGCTTTCAACGGTAAACCGTTAGACTATCTTGCAGAACAAGTACGTAGATATTATCATCTTCGTTTCCCGAATACGGAAAAGATTATCTACGACGCACGAGGCGTTGGAGACAGTTTCGATCGTTTCTTCGATCAGGAGTGGATCGATCCTGTATCGGGTAAAGAATATCCACCGCTTGTTGTAGACGATGAACCGCTGTCTAACCCTGATGCGGTTCAGGCTTTGCATCCTTTCCGCGCTGTTAACACTTTGAACCAAAGAATCTATAGTAATTTGCGTGTTGCTTTTGAGAAGAAAAAGATTGAGCTTCCAATTCAGGAAAGAACAATGCGCGCAAGACAGCAGGAAATTGAAGATGAAAGATTAAGACTTACCAAGGAAGAAATGGATATATTCCTTCAGGCCGACGCCCTTCAGTTTGAGATGGGCAATATCGTGGAACGCACATCTTCCTCAGGTAATAAGACATATGATGTTCCTCACGCCGGACAACACAAGGACCGATACTCAAGTCTGGCAATGGCAAACGATTATATATCAGAGCTCGAAAAGGAAAACGTTAAACGTTTTCGTCGTGGAGTACCTGCGATCGGAATCGTTTCAAGATTTTAAAGAAAGGGGCGAAAAGCCTTGGGTATTTTTGACAGATTCAGGGCGAGCGCCCGCTTAAAGGTTCCTTCTGAGTCAATTGATAAGACTCGCCGGAATGAATTTGTTGGTGCAACTAGCGACAATACACCAGATGTATTTCAAAGTTATACTAACTCTAACATTACTTTCAGTGGAAATCTTTCAGGATATGATTATGACTCTATCTTGAGAGACAAACAGAATAATATTGTCAGTCTTTACCAATTGGCGGACTATTATACGGATGCTGATCCGATTGTTCGCGGTATTATTCAGCATGTATTCGTTCCATTCTCTACCTGCTCAAGCTGGCTTTTGACAGGCAACAACGAAAAAACAATCAAATTGTATGAAGATCAATATAAACGAATGAGACTAAGAGAGAAAATCAATGGTATCATGTTGGAATATTGGAAATATTACAATGTTGTTTGTTATCTTTTGAATGGGCAGTTGATCACATTGCCAATCCATAAATGCAGAATCGGTAATATGATGTTAAATGGAATGCCTATCGTGGATTTTGACTGTCTTTCGATTCAGAATGAATGGAGAGAAAAGGGATACTCTATTTATGAAGGCTGGATCAAAGACAACAACATGGATGCTTACTTCAAGGGTTATCCGGAAGAAGTGAAGAAAGCCATTGACAAAGGACAACAGTATGCCCAGCTTAATCCTGAAAATACTTTTGTTATGCAAGGCAACAAGGAAAGCTGGAACAGATATGCAATTCCATTTATTGCTTCTGCTTTGGAACCATTGTCCAGAAAAGAATTGATTGCTACTTATGAGAAAGCTATTCTGAACCTTGCGGCACACGGTTTTGCTCATGCTAAGTATGGTGATCCAACAAAAGGACAGGATATGCTGCCTGATGCAAATCAGTTGAGACAGGTATCGAATATCTTTAAACGAGGCATGACAGGGTTCCCGCTTGTGGTTACTAACCATCTTGCAGAATCCAAGTTTGTACAGGCTGATACGGCTGACTTATTCCAATGGGATAAATACAGAGATGTGAACAATGATATTCTTTCTGCAGGTGGTGTATCTGGAATTATAGTAAGCGGTATTTCGCAGGACGGCTCTACTTTTGCATCGGCGCAGATTTCTATGCAAACAGCTGAAGCACGCATTAATGACGCAAGAGAAAAGTTCTGTGAGTTAATGAATCGTGTAAATGAAAAGCTTACAGAGATTATTCCGGCTACTAATAACTTGAAGGAAGTTCCTGAATTTAAATTTATGCCTTTATCAATGGAAGGCAAAAAGGCTCTCCGTGAAGCATGCAAAGAACTGTGGTCTCGCGGTGTTGTTTCTACAAAGACTTATCTTGATGCATTTGGATATTCCATTGACAAAGAAGTTGAACAACGTAAGGAAGAATCTGAAGAAATTGATTCTGTTCTTGTTTCCAGAGAAGGCAATACTGTTCAGGAATCTTCTGAAGGCGCAGGGCGTCCGACTCTTGATAATACAGAAAGGACATCCGATCCAGATGCGGCTGATCGTTCAAAACAGCCAAAGCCTTCTTCGCCTGAAGGTTCTATGCCGGATGAATAAT